TGGGGGCATAGAAAAACATGGAAATAAAGAATAAACTTCTAAAAATAATCAGAACTCCCCTGTTCAAACAAAGAGTTGTTAAAGATAAAACTAAATATGACAGAAAGATAAAAAATAGAAAGGAAAAAGAATGGAATTAGATATATTATTATTATTATCTATTAAAGATAATTATTATAAATATAATAAATATATAAAAGATTATACATTAACTAAAGAATGTAATCTTATATTAAGAGATATGGATTACTACTATACCAAGAACCCAACATACAATATTGTTAAGTGGTCTGATTTTTCTACTTGGTTTTGTGCCGTAAAGCACTCGTCTTGGAATGAACAAGTATTAAAAACCTACCAGATTATTTTCAAAAAGCTAGAAAAGAAATCCTCTGGAGATATACCAAACGAGGAGATTGTCAAACACTTTGTTACTATGGACTACGCTACTAAGATATTTAATGAGGTAGCAAAGATAGCAGAGGGATTGTCAAACGACATGACTCCAGTATATGACCTAGTAAACGAACATCAAAACTGTATGCCTGATGATTTTGAAGATACCTCTGTACTTACAGATAATGATTTAGAAGATTACATTTTAGATGCCAGTAACCAATCTGGTTACGAGTGGAGACTAGAGTGTTTAAACGACTCCATTGGTCATACTGGAATTGGAGATTTAATTTGCGTAGGTGGCAGACCAGATTCGGGAAAGACTACGTTACTAGCAAGCGAAGCTACACATAGAGCTAGTCTTATGCCAAAGGGTAAGCACATTATCTGGATTAATAACGAAGAAAGAGGGCAGAAAGTTAGATTGAGACAGATACAATCTGCTATACAGAAATCAAAAGACGAAGTGTTTAGTAACGTACCTAAAGCAATAGAGGAATACCAAGCAGTAGTAGGTGGAGAGAATAGGATAATTATAAAAGACTCGGCAAGCGTAAGCATAGCAGAGGTAGAGAAACTTATAAAAGAGTACCCGCCAGAGTTAATAATAATAGACCAGTTGAGTAAGTTAGTAAGCTCTAATAGTGCTAAATACAATGAAGCACAGAGAATACAAGCATTGGGAGAACAGGCAAGACAATGGGCAAAAGAACATTGTACTGTTATCTTTACTATTTGGGCAGACGGCACAGCAGAGGGAGAAAAGTGGATAGAAATGAATCAGTTATACGGAAGTAAGACAGGTGTTCAGGGAGAGTGTGATGCTATAATTACAATAGGACGTAGCAACGAAGAAACTGTAGCCGATAGAAACAAAAGGTACATATACATACCAAAGAATAAGATATGTGGTGGAGATTCGTTATTGATTAATGGTAAGTTTGATGTTACAATAGAACCTGTCAAGGCGAGATTTAAAAATGGATAGTAAATATTATGTAGTTGATGTGGAAACTACTGTTAATAACACAGATAAAGACAAAAAGAAATGTGGTCTTGCTACTCCGTTTGACGATAATAATTGGATAGTAGCTATAGGAATAAAGACAGCAGATGTGATAGCACCAATACTATTTTATAAGCAAGAGGACGGAATGGAATTTGTAAGATTAAGGAGAACAGGAAAATTATTAAGTGGTATGGAAGAACCTAAAGGGTATCAAGACCATAAACAGAAAGCGTGGTGTAATGATTATATTAAGTCTGTTGTTAAATGTCCTATAATAGTAGGTCATAATATAGCGTTTGACATTTGCCATATACTTAAAAACACAGCTATGAATCCGTATGTAGAAGAACTGCGTAAAGGTATACTAGAAAATAAAGTTGTAGTTTGGGATTCCATGTTAGTAGAATATATACTTAGTGGACAGTCTTGGAGATACCCCTCTCTTAATGGGGTATGTGAGAAGTATGAGTTGCCAGTAAAAAATGATGAGGTTAAAGCTCTTTGGGATTCTGGTTGCAAGACAGAAGATATACCTAGCGATATGTTGTTGGAGTACCTTGAACATGACGTTGAAGTTACTGAACAGGTATTTAAAAAACAACTGGCAAGGGTTGATGCAGAGGGTTTAAAATCAATAGTGTTTGATGAACTTAGAGCTAGAATGGCTACTATAATTGCTGAGTATAATGGAATGGCATTTGATGAGGTACACGCTTGGAGATTACATAAGAAACTAGACGGAGAGATAGAGTATATGGAGAGCCAGTTAGTAGACGCAATATTTAAACATAACAAGATAACAAAATATAGCAAAGAGTTTGAGGATAGTATTAACTTTGGCTCACATGACCAAGTATCTGCTATGCTTTTTGGTGGAGTATTAAAGTGGAAAGAAGCTAAGATACAAAATGACGAAAATGGAGACATAGTAGTTTACAAAACTGGTCTAAGGAAAGGTGCTATTAAATATAAGAATATGGAATTTACTAAGGAACTTAAAGGTATGTTTGTTCCTAAAGAAGAATGGAAGTCTAAGAAGTCAGGTGTATTTTATACCTCTGATGAAGTTCTAATTGAGTTACACCCCGAATCTAACAGGTTTGTGGGTTTAATTCAAGAACACAGAGAAGCAAGAAAGGAAAGAGACACATACCTAACTGGATTAACTAAAGTTTGTTGGGCAGACGGATTACTACACCCTACGTTTAATCATGTCGAGACTCCAACAGGGAGATTATCATGCAGAAACCCAAATCTACAAAACATAACAGCAAAGACGTAAAAGAAATGTTAGACCAAGATAAATTTTATCAAGATATACAAGACCAACAAGATGCTGATTGGTGGCATCAAATAGACTTAGAGTTAGAACAACAGTTTGACGAACAAGAGGCATCAGAATGAAAGAGATAACAATAATCATATTGCTTGTTGTACTGGCTATACTTACAGGTATACTAGATGCTACTCTATCTTTAAATGACGAAAAAGAAAATTGGGCAATAGAAGATTTATACAACCCTACAGACCAGTGGTGCTTCCTCGACCAAGAACACCCTCTACCAGTTGATTGTCAATTTCAAACTACTCTTTTAGGAAAGGAGATAGAGTGATGAATAAATATAGGGTAAACATAAGTTTCTCATACGAAGTAGACGCAGAAGATGAAGGTGATGCACAAGACCAAGCACTTGACTGTGCTGATTGGGGTGATGCTGATTTTGATATAGAAGAAATAGAGGAGGATATTGATGAATCCAGATAATATAAAAGAGCCACAACACTATACTAAGTGGAAGATACAACCAGTACAATTTATGATAGAGAATGAAATACCTTACGCAGAGGGTAATGTTATAAAATATGTTATGCGGTGGAGATACAAGGGCGGTCTTGAGGACTTACACAAAGCTAGAGAATACATTAATATACTTATAGATATGGAACTTAAAAAAGATGTCTAGTATAAGAGAATGTTTTAAAAGTAGGAGAGAGTTTGGTAAACTAATTGAAGCAGATTATTCTCAACTAGAGATTAATGTGTTAGCTCTGCTATCAGAAGATGCTATGCTTATAAAAGATTTAAAAAGTGGTAGAGATTTACACACCATGAGAGCATCAGAGTTGTATAATATAAAAGAATATGACGTTACTAAAAAGCAGAGGAGATTAGCAAAGACTCTTAGCTTCCAATTACAGTATGGTGCGGGTGCAACAACTATGGCTCATATAAATAAGATACCACATCAGGTAGCCAAAGATTTTATATACAACTTCTTTGATAGATATGAAGATGTTTGGAAATGGCATGGAGACTTGCGAAGTCATGTAGATACATACTGTGAACATGAGGGGGAAAGAACCCCAATGGGTTTACCTAGATACCAATGTGAAATGTCGACTATAACAGGAAGAAAATTAGTATTCAAGGATTATGACTCTAAATACAAGAAAGGAGAAACAGCTTTCTCTCCTACAGAAATAAAAAATTATCCAGTACAGTCGGTAGCTACTGACATAATGAAGATAGCTCTAGGTGCTTTAGCTTATAAGTTGTGGTTTGATACTGATATGTGTATTATCAATACCATACACGACAATATAATGTTAGACGTTGTAGAAGAACAGCATACAAACGC